TCGAATCATTTCTGTTATGTATCGAAGCGTTTTAGTGTGTACTCCCATTCGGTGATATCGTGGACGTTCCTAGCGACCTAGTTCCTCTTCCTACGATGCCCTACGATGAGCGGCCAGCCTCTCTTGCCCTCAGCATTGAAGAATGCCGTACAGCATTGTGGAGGGCCGGAGGGAACATCTCTGACGCAGCCAAGCTGTTGAAGGTAACCACCCTCCGGTTCAGATCCTTCGTGAATAAGAGTCCCTTTCTTTCGGCGGAGATGCAAGAGGCAAAGGAACAAATTGTAGACCTAGCCGAGACTGTGGTTCTCGACGCATTACAGGATTCACAAAATCCCGGCAGACAAGACACCATGGCAAGGTTTGTTCTGGGCACGCAGGGGAAATCGCGCGGCTGGAACAGTTCCACCACCGGTTCGGCTGTGAATATAAAAAATGCCGGTGGTGGAACGATTATAGTCCAATGGGGGGATGGTACGTCATTCGGTGATGCTGAGCAAGACAATAGTCGCGAAGAGAAAATCATTGAGGGTGAAGTAGCGTGAATGCCCTTCCTCATGAAGCCCCTGTTCCTGTTGTCACTATTCCTTACGTGCCCCGCGTTCATTTTCGGCGTATGCATGATTCGCATAAACGCTGGGTGTTCAATTGTTCACATCGCAGAGCAGGGAAGACCGTCGCTATATGCAACCACATAATCCGGAAAGCGCTGGAAAATAAGCGTACATTTCCACCACCGCGCTACGCGTATATTGGGCCAAGCTTCGCACAAGCCAAGGATCTTGTCTGGGGCTACTTCAAGTACTACACCAGCACTTTGCCGGGTGTGAAAATTGTTGAAGGGGACTTACAAATTATATTGCCCAACGGAGCAATGATCAATCTGTACGGCGGTAGCGCTGCTTATGAACGAATGAGGGGTCTGTATTTCGATGGAGCTGCTGCAGACGAGTATCCTCTTCTTAATCCTAGTATGCTTGGTTCTGTTGTTAGGCCTTGTTTGGCTGATTACCAGGGATGGGCAATCATAAGTGGCACTTCTAATGGAGATGATCATTTTCACGAAATAAAAAAGCGCGCCGAAAAAGAAGACGAGAAGTGGGATATATTCTTGGTGCCAGTTACAGACACCGATGCGTTGCCTGAAGAAGAAGTCGCTGAAATGGCGAAGGATATGACCAGCGACGAATTTGCACGTGAAATGATGTGTTCATTCGACGCGCCCGTGGAAGGTTCTTATTTCGGTGAGGTCATGAATGATATATCGCTGGCCAATCAAATTACAGGCGTTCCGTATGACCCTGCTGCGCAGGTGATGACTTGGTGGGATTTAGGTATTGATGATGAGACATTCATCTGGTTTGTACAAATTGTCGGTCGCGAACTGCATGCTATCGACTGCATTCAGAACACCGGAAAGGGTCTCGACTACTACGCGGCCCAAATTCAAAACAAACCCTATGTATTCGGCGCTCACATCCTCCCACACGACATCAAAGCACGAGAACTTGGCACTGGAAAGTCTCGTTACGAGATACTCCTTAACCTACTTAAAGCTCCTTTGTTTATTTGTCCCAATCATTCTGTCGAGGATGGAATCACCGCTACCAGATCCACCTTACGAATATGCTGGATGGATAAGGAGCGGTGTGCCCCAGGCATATCGGCGCTGCGAAATTATCACAAAACCGCGACTGGGAAGCCACTGCATAACTGGGCTTCCCACGCCGCCGACGCGTTCCGCACCGGAAGCATTGGTCTGAATCAAGTCAAGTCCATTCTTAGTGGCACGAATAGAGGACCATTCAGCCGTGGGCCGCTACGTCGTAATTTGAAGCGCCTTACTAACCCGTCTGGACCGAGAGGGCTTCATTGATGAGCTATGTAGTTACCCCGCGCCCCTTGCCCCCTCCTGTTGACCGGTATGAGGAGCGTCCTACTGAACGTCTATTTAACAATAGTGGCGTCGGCGGCGCGGGATCGCTTAAAGAAAATATTGGGGAATATACCCCGTATGAGTTTACTGTTCGGGCGTTGATTGACGACGCCTATTCATTTGAAGAGGGAACCCTACGACCGGCGCGCGAAGAGAATTTACAATATTTCTATGGCGAAGAACCCGCCCCGGAAGGAGAGGGCACATCTTCGGCGGTGTCGACAGATTTCCGTGATACAGTGATGGCGATTATACCTTCGCTTATACGGATCTTCACCTCCCCAGAGCATGTAGTAAATTGTCATCCTAATTATTCGGGGCAAGAAGAAGCGGCGAAGCAGTGTACGGAATATTTGGAATATATGTTCTGGGAGGATAATCCTGGGTTCTTGATTATTCATGATATTCTGAAAGATGCTCTACGATGCAAAATTGGCGTTGTGAAGTGGTGGACGGAAAACAACGAGGAAGTGACGGAGCAGGAATATAATGGTATAACCTTGGAACAGATTCAGCTTCTTGTTTCGGAGAACCCGACTATCGAAATACTGGAAGCAGAACCTCATGGAGAACAGCAGGGGGTATTAAAGAAGCTCAAAGTAAAATTTATGAAGTCCAAGCCGGTTACGAAGATTGAATCGGTACCACTTGATGAATTTCGTATTGATCGTAGAGCCAAGGGTGTTGACAATGCGACTCTCATTGGACATGATCGGATATGCAATGTTGGCGAAGTGGTCCAGGCTGGCTATTCGATGGAGGATTTGGAGCCATTTTTGGGTGCCACTCCTGATTATAATGTGGATCGGCAGTATCGTAATGAGGGCATAGACGAAGCAAATGTTCTCGATTCACTTGACGTCCGATACGGATGTTATTTTATCCGAATCGATAAGGATGGCGATGGTATACCAGAGCTTCGCGAAATCCATACAATTGGGGACAACCACGCAATACTTAGCGACTCCGTTGTACAGCATGTCAACTATGCTGTATGGTGTCCGGATCCAGAGCCGCATACTTTGGTCGGTGACTCCCCTGCCGAACTTGTAAAAGATATTCAGACCATTAAGACTAACATGCTGCGCGGATCGCTTGATTCATTAGCGCAGTCTATCTGGCCGCGCATAGTATTTAATGAGACGCTCGTCGATACAGACGACGTTTTGAACGACGAAATTGGCGCGGCAATACGTACTAAAGGTAGTCCAATAGATACAGTTCATTCGTTGACTCACCAGTTCGTCGGCGAACCTGTGTTTGCAATGTTCAACGTTATGGAGACGTTGCGTCAGCAACGCACTGGCATCTCGGACGCTTCAAAAGGCCTTGACCCAAGGGCGTTGCAGAGCACCGCGTTGCAGGGTGTTGATGCCATTGTTGCTGGCGCGCAGGAGCGCATTGAACTATGCGCTCGCATACTCGCGGAGACAGGTCTTAAACGTTTGTTTAAAGGTCTGCTTCGCGAGTGTGTTAATTCGCCTAACCAGCAACGTACTATTCAGCTGCGCGGTAAGTGGACTGATGTCAACCCGTCCACGTTTGATCCTTCCATGCGCATTTCGGTGAATCCAACACTGGGTAAAGGCACCGATATGACGCGTTTGATGGTTCTTCAGGATATCAAGCAAACTCAGATTCTCGCTATTGAGAAATTTGGTGTGGATAACCCACTGTGCGGCCCGATGGAGTTTCGAAATACCCTTTCTGATATGTTGTCTATTGGGAATATTAAGAATGTCGATCGGTATTTCAAGGAAATCACGCCTGAGATACTTGAAGCGATTGCGGCTGCTCCCAAAGAGCCAGATCCGACGCTACTCCTCGCACAGGCAGAGATGGAGAAGACTCGTGCGAAAGTGGCGGATAGTATTTCGAAGAAGCATTATAACGACAAGAAGCTTCAAGTCGATGATGATTTCCGTAGGGATCAACTTGCCGTTACTAGTGTTCTCGACGCGCGCAAGATAGAGGCGCAGTTTATGGTGGATATGGACGAGCTGGAACTCGAACGCATTGCAGCGGATAACGATGCAATGACAGCACAGGCAGAAGTAGATGCTCCAGAAAACGGCACTGTCGGACCTGGAATTGGAGGAGCGGGCGGCGGAGGCACGTTCCCTCCTAGCCAATAAGCTCCTTGCTGAAATATTCAAGGAAGCTCAGGACACGTTTGTGGATATGTTGAGAACTGAGCAGATAGGTAGTTCACGGGCAAATTCGGCGCAGGCTGGATTGCAAGCTCTTGAGCATATTCATAACGCGCTGAAAAAACCAATCAGCGATCAAAAAATGCGCCTAAATAGGGTGCCAAGGAGAGAGCCTGATGTCTGACGAAATGGAAAAAGCTGCGCTGGCTTTTGATGCTGAATCAAAACCTGCTTCTACTGTTCGTGCGCCGAAGGAGGATAATACTGGTACCAAAGAATCACTGTTCCCTAATTTGGGTAAAGTAGAAGTAGATGATGAGTCGCCAGAACAGGGTGGTGGCGATGATGACCCAGAAGAGGATATTTACAAAGACGACCCTAAACGCAAGGAAGACGAGGATGAAGACGAGGATGAAGACGACGAAGACAAAGATGAATCCGAAGACGATGAAGACGAAGAAGAAGACTCTTCCGAGGATAAGGAGTTCCTCTCTCAAGACGTACAAGTCACTGTTGACGGAGAAGAGCGTACGGTAAAGCTCAAGGAAGCGCTTGAGGGATATATTCGTACTGAAACTTTCCATAAGCGCATGAATGAAGTGGACGCGTCGACCAAAGTTATTCAACGTGCCGCTGCCGATATTATTCAAAACTATGAGTATACCCAGAACTTGGGGAAACAGATCGAGGCCCATTTGGAATCTCTGATCCCCAAGGAACCAAATTGGGACGAGGAATTTCAGAAGAATCCGCAACGCGCCCGTGAACTTCAGAAGTATTACGAGCAGGTTGGGAAGTTTCGGAACGACCTCAGGGCACAGATGGACGATGCTCATAAAAAGGCATCAGAATCTGACAGAATTCAATTGCGGGCATTCGCTGAGGCGGAATCTCGCAAGTTTGATGCGTCCAATTCTAAGAGTTGGTCAGATCCTAAGAGGAAGGCTAAGGACTTACAGGCAATGCGCCGAACAGCTCTTAGTCAGGGATTCAGCGAGAAGGAGATCTCTGAGGTCTACGACTCGCGGATGCTCGCTGTTCTTCTAAAAGCATCCAAATATGATCGGATAATGGCAAGCAGACCGCAGCCAATTAAACGAGTCATAGCAAAGCCGGTAAAACCAGGGGCGGGAAGCGCTAAGTCGCGCACGGCCCACAGAGGCATTTCCACGGCAATGAAACGTTTGAATCAAACTGGAAGCATCGAGGATGCTTCAGTTGTCATGGATGAACTCTGGCGGAGAAGTAAATAATGCCCCAAATTGCTGGTAGTTTTACCACTTATCAAGCGAAGGGTAATCGTGAAGATCTCAGCAATGCGATCTACAACATTGACCCTTTCGACACTCCTGTTATGTCTCTTGCGCGGCGCAGGAATGTCAAGAATCGCACATTCGACTGGCAGACTGAATTTCTGCCCGCCGTTGATCCGAACAATGCTCAGATCGAAGGTTTTGAGCTGGTTCGGTCTACTGGAACGCCGACTACTCGTCTTACCAATGTTGCTCAGATCTCGAAGCGCGATGCGACCGTTACTGGTTCGCAGGAAGCGGCGGATGCTGCTGGTAAAGGCTCCGAGATGGGCCACCAGATGGCAATGGCGTCGAAGATTCTCAAGAACGACATCGAAACCATCATGTGCTCCAGACAAGCCCGTGATGACGGCGCCGATCCGGGAACTCCCCGCAAAACCGAAGCAATCTGTCACTGGATTGCCCGTGCGAAAGACAAGGCTGCCACTGTTGGTGCGGCGGTTATCGGTGTTGCCACTGGTCTACCGACGCTTGCTACCGACGCCTTTGCGGCGGTTGCTGGTGCCTCGCAGGTTGCTATGACGGAAGTCATGGTGGGCGATGCTATGCAGAAGGCGTATACCAACGGCGCTCGTCCGGATACCTTCATCGTTCCGCCGGCTATCAAGCGCACCGTCTCTACCTTCGAGGGTCGCAATATCTCGCAGGTTCTCATCGGTAAGACGGAGGTGGTTGCCACTGTCGATGTTATTGCCACCGATTTCGGTCGGATCAAGGTGATGCCGTCGCTGTGGATTCCCACGGATACGTCGTTACTGCTCGACGCTGATTTCCTCGCGCTTGGATATTACCGGAATTTCCGGTCGCATCAGATTGCGAAGATCGGCGATGCCGAGACCCGCCTGATTTTGGCGGAGTGGGGCGTCGAAATGCGCAATCCGCTTGCCCACATTCTCTTCAATGGGGTTAAACAAGGAGCTGTAATCACCTGATTGCAGTATCTTTGCTGGGGTCGTCTTTCGGCGACCCCCAACCTTTAGGAGAGTTTGATGGCTACTTCGATGCACATTATCAATGTGAGCCACAATCAATATGAGAATGTGTCCCAGGGTAACTTGAACTGCATCGTGCTGGTCCAGTACTTTGAGCGTATTCGTTACCATATTGGCGGTGAACAGCCTGATGGTAGTACTGAAGAATGGTTCGTGGCGCAGGAATTGGGGGATTCCTATGATGGTTACCGCATGGCTATGCAGTTCGTCAATCTCGAAGCGGAGACTGACGTTTGGATTCGGTCGGAACTTAACCCTGTGAATGTAATGGTGATTCGTGGCGGTATGACAATCACCTAGGAGGATGGCATGCCTTCCAAAACTAAGAAGCAGGCGCGAACGATGGCCGCCGCCGCCCACAACCCTAAGTTCGCGAAGAAGGTGGGCATCCCTGTTTCGGTGGCCAAGGATTTTAACAAGGCTGATGCCGGGACCGGGATACTTAAGAAAAAGGGTGCGCGTAAGCGGTAATGGTTCATGAACATCCCTCAACGCTTACACAGTTAGCCGGTCACGGCACTGGCGTTATTGTTGAGGGTTTGACTGCGCGAAGCCCGTGGATGTTGGGCATTGTTATGCTCAATGTGGTGGGTATAGCCGCAGCAGTTTATTTTCTTAACCTATTAATTAAAGGACAGCAAGGACATTTAGAACAAGTATTGACCGTACAGCAGGAAGAAGTTAATAAAATTATGGAGATGCACAATAGAGAGTTTGATGCACTAATGCGGGGAATCGCCGAAGCTGCTAATAGGTATGAGAATTTGTTGAAAGAGCAACAAAGGGCACAACGGCCCCCTGTTGATATAGGACCTCCGTTGCCGTTGGAAAGGCCGTAGCGATGATCGGTTCCCTGATTACCATCCTGTTATATGTTGTAGCGCTCGGCGTGCTTTGGTACGCCATCGACTATGCGATCAACAACATTCCGATCCCCGATCCGCCGGCGCGGTTCATAAGGATCATCGTTGTTGTCTTCTTCTGCTTGATCCTCGTCGCGCTCCTACTCAACATGGCCGGTGTCAGCACGGGCGTGAATTTTCCAAGGATATGATGATGTTTGACCGTACCGCCTATTTCAACGCCGTTCGTGGCTCCATGTTCCAAGGGAGCATGTCACAGCAACAAGTCGACGGTCAGAGTGCCATTTTGTCGCAGTGGGAGACTCAATCTACCGGTACTCCCATGACTGACCTTCGATGGTTGGCATATATGTTGGCCACCACTTACCACGAAACGGCTCAAAAAATGTGGCCAATCGAGGAGTATGGTAAGGGTTCCGGTAAGGAGTATGGTAAGAAGGATCCCGAAACGGGGCAGACCTACTATGGTCGTGGATTCGTCCAGCTGACATGGCGGGACAATTACCATAAGGCCACTGTGAATCTCGGCTTAACTGATGAACGCGACATCGAATGGCATGCGGAACAAGCGCTCGACTTGGCCATTGCCTCCCGCATCATGTTTCGCGGGATGGCCGAGGGCTGGTTTACCGGCAAAAAGCTGGGTATGTATTTCGATGAGGATACCAATGATCCTGTCAACGCTCGCATCATTATCAATAACGATGTTTCTAAAATGGGTAAGACCATCGCTGGTTATCACGACAAATTTATGGTAGCGTTGGAAACTAGTTGGAAAGTTAAGGAACCAGTAGGGGTTAAGCAGGTTCTCGTGGCGTTGACAGTTCCTGAAGGGGTCAAAGTAATAGTGACCGTGAATGGCCTACCCGCTTGACAACATAGGGGAGTATGTGCTACCGTGGCTGAGTCAAAGTTTACCTACCAAAATGATGGAGCTGTTAAGCGCGTTGGTATTTGGGACGACGATTATCCTGATAAATACGTCACTTATACCGAACAAGACCTAACGCAGGCTGTTGAAAACAATAAAATCCTGCGTGAATTGCACCCTAGACGTTCAACAAATAAGTTGATTGCACGAGGGGTGCCACTCGCCGTAGCCGAGCGGGCAATGCGAGAGCAGTGGGATGAATCGGATTGGGCCAAATGGCTCGACGACCCCGATAATGCCGCATTCCGAGTTTGGCAAGGCCGAGTGGGCAAATGACAGCTTTATCAGACCAATGCACCATAATTAGACAGTGGTTGGCGATAGGCGCTGATGTGTACCCCGATCAGGTGGTTACTCAGTGGATTCGTATGTGCGAAGAGTGGCTGTCTAATCAGTTGCGTATTCGCGATAATCTTCAAATAGATACCGGTGTGTTGGTCGGCGATCGGTATTTGATGCCAAAAGATTGGCAGGAGATGGATTTTGTCCGAGTAATTGGCGGAAAACCCCTTAGATATGTTCCTCGTGACGATTATTATAATCCTTTATATGTTGCTGATCAACCTAATTGTTATACAATTACTGGTAATTACATAATTACTAGTGGCGCTCACACCAGTCCTATTACGTTGGAGATATCCTATTATCAGGATGTTCCACATTTAGAGGATGAGTTGACGTGGGTTCAGATAGAATACCCCACGCTGTTTACAACAAAAACCCTGCACGTGGCTTCAATGTATGCCATTGAAGATGAGCGCAATAGTATGTGGGAAACGCAGGCCAATAATTTGGTGGGTGCTATGAATTTTGCCCATACTTTGAGCAAGGCTAGTGGTTCACGGCTCACCAGACGTCATTTACAGCGGAGAACCTTTGGATGAGCATTACTGCTTATAGCGAAGATCTTGTGCTGGATACATTGTTTGCCACTTCTTGGGTGTCATTGCATACCAGCGATCCTACTGATGATGGGTTATATGAAGTATCCGGCGGAGCTTACGCTCGCCAACCAGTTAC